GTGCAATCACAGGCATGGATGTTAATTATCAACCAGAGGGAGAAAATATGTTCTTTGCTGGAACTAAAGCTCCAACTAGAATTGATTTATCTTTGTCCTTCCAAGAAACAGAAATATGGAGTGCTGAAGATTATATGCAACAAAATGTATCAGCACCAGACAATATAGGATAACCCATGGCAGTCAAAGGATATTTTTCAAACATACCTACAATACAATATGGCTCTAAAGTAGCTAGAAATATTATAGCTAGACCCGCTATTAAAGATAAAATACTTAACAGCCCTACGTTAATATATGACTATACAATATCTGATGGACAAAGACCAGATCAAATTGCTGATGCATATTACGGAAACGTAAATTTTGTTTGGCTTGTTTTTTTAGTGAACGGCATAGTAGATCCATATTATGACTGGCCATTAACCTCAGGGCAGTTTAAAGATTTTATTATTGACAAATATGAATCTATAGAAGCATCCAAGGATGCTACAAGCACTACAAATATTGTTCATTATAAACACAATACTAAAGGAACCATAATTTCTAAAGACTCATATGACTCCGGAGCACACACGTGGAGTAAGCTGTATGGCCAACAAGGAAGTTATACTGCAGTTAGACAATATGAATATGAGCTTGCGTTAAATGAATCAAAGAGAGAAATAAAGTTAATAGATAAGAGAGTATCAAATAAAGCCTTTGATATTTTAAGAGAAGCCATGATAGAGAATGAATAATGTCTGCAGGATTTATTGTAAACCAACATGAATTATTAGATCGTATAAAGATAAATTACAGCGGTGGTATTACTGATGTCACTGACACTACTAATGCTATTGTTGTAAAAGAGAGTTTTATTTATGACGAGTTACGTTGTACTCTAGTAGTAACTGATTCTACTGGAGGACTAGATCGTATAGACTTTGATGGTACTGAGACGTTTAAACTATCTTTTAAAAGTTTAGCAGAAGATGATGAAGCTAGGACAATTAATTTTAGAATATATAAAATTGACATAGCTATAGATCCAGAAAAGTCGGATCAAAAAATATTTACATTTGATGCAACTACTCCAGAAATGATTAAACAGTCTACAATGGATATAAATCAATCATTCAAGACTGCCATAAACGTAGCAGCTGAAAATATATTTTCTAAAATAGGTTCAAAGAAAAAAATACAAACACATGAAACTACGGGCACCTACACTTACATTATTCCAGGAATGACTCCATATGAGTCTATGGAGTTTCTTTGTAGAAGAGCTTATGACTCAAAATACAGATCATCCTACTTTATGTTTTATGAAAATTTAGATGGATATCATTTTAAAAATTTAGAAAGAATAATAGCAGAAGAAAGAGACAATGCAATTACATACAAATACACACCTACAGCAGGTGCTGGTGACCCAGATCCTCAATTCTCTATTACTCAATTGGAACTACCAACAAATAAAGATGTTATGGAAAAAATAAATAGTGGTGCATATGCTAATGCAGTAAGAGAGATTGACTTAATTAATCAAAGAGTAAACTCTTCTTCTGTTAGAGTAAAAGAAGATTTTGGAACCTTTCAACATTTAGACCGTATTGCTATGTCGTTAGACTCAAAAGCTATTATTGACGAACACTTAAATACGATCAACAGCACAACATGGATCAATAATGCTGGAGTAGTTGATAAAAGAAGAGAGTTGATACCTAGAAGAAAGTTTTATGCAGATTGTTTAAATCAGGTAACAGCTACGCTAACAGTACCCGGAAACTCCAATCTAACAATAGGAAAAATTATTGATTTAGATATGTTGGAGATGTCCGGACAGACAGAAGAGAAAGGACAGGAACCAAAAATAACTGGTAAGTATCTTATTACAGAAATAGATCATATCATGATAGGTAAAAACTACACATGCAAATTGCAAGTCAATAAAGAGAGCTATATTGGTAATGCAGATAACATGGAAGATAGTATAGTGGTGAAACAATAATGCAAACAGGCACAGATTCATTTACAAATTTTAGAAACTTTATTGGAGTCGTTGAAGATAGAAATGATCCCGACGAACTTGGTAGAGTAAAAGTAAGGGTATATTCTATACACACCGAAGACAACTCTCAGTTGCCTGTAGATGACTTGCCGTGGGCAATGGTAGTTCAGCCAATAACATCAGCTGCTATGAGTGGAATTGGTAGATCACCAACAGGAATAGTAGAAGGCACTTGGGTTTATGGTGTGTTCTTAGATGAGGGAGAGTATCAAACACCATTGGTTATAGGAACTATTGCAGGAAAACCTTCGGAGGGTCCTGGAGATAGAGGATTCTCTGATTCTAAAAACGAAGTATATCCTTTAAATGATCCTAATATTTCAGGACTCTTTGAATCCTCAGTACCCAGATTAGCTAGAAAAAATGCTGAATCACATATTAACTTATTAAATAAGAGAAGTAATAAAACCAATTTAGGCACAATATCTTCAGCAAAAGGCTCAAAAGTTACCAGCGTATTGGTAGACAAAGCAGATGATATATATGAAAGAACAACATGGAAAGAACCTCATCCAAGATATGGAGGGCAGGGAGATACATATCCACCAGGTGTTCCCAAATCATCATATCCATTAAACCATGTATGGTATACTGAAGCTGGACATGTATTTGAAGTAGACGACACTCCTAGAGCAGAACGCATACACATGTCTCATGTGAAAGGAACTTTTTTTGAAATACAGCCAAGTGGTGATAGAATGACCAAAGTTGTTGGAAATGACTATGAGGTTATTTTTGGCGAAAAGGATATGTTTGTAAAAGGTAACGTCAACATTACTATCAATGGTAATGCTAGAACACTTATTAAAGGAGACAAGATAGAAGAGATTGACGGAGACTTCATACAGACAGTAAGGGGCGATGTGATACAAAAGATTGCAGGTAACGAAGCTAAAGAGATAGGAAGTGATAAGTCTTCACAAGTAAACGGCAATCTAAATTTAAGAGTATCTAAAAACAAAAACTTAAACACAGTCGGTAATCATACAGAAAATATTAAAGGCACTCATACAAAGACAACAACAGGTGAAGATAAAAGAACTAACTTAAATAAAGCAACACATATTATTGCTGATAACTATTCTACTTTATCTGGTAACAATATAAACATTGCAGCTGGTACTAATGTAAACATGGCTGCAGAAGAAACTATGACAGTTAAGTCAGTTGGTAATCAAAAATTAGAAAGTGAGGCAACTCAAACTATATTAGCACCTACTGGTACTATTGATTATAACAATGGTTCAATTGACGTTGTATCTGGTAACATTACAGACACAACTGTTACATTACATACTCATACTCATAAAACAACATCAATGGATACTGGAGATGGTGCAAACTCTGGTCAGAAGAATACATCTGATGCACCGGATGGAGGTTCATAACTATGAGTGGAAAACATTGCGGACCATCTAAAGCAGCACTAGATCTCGATAAGAAGATCGGTGGCGCTATGGATAGTGTACAAAACAGTATTATAGGTGATGCAGCTGGAGGTATTGCAGATGGCATTTCAGGATTAAAAAGCAGCCTTACAGGTCTTACTGATGGGATCGTTGCTGAAATAGAAAAAGCTATACCTGAGATACCAAAACCAAAAGCTAACTTACAAGAACAAATGACTAAGTTAATGAGCAACTTAGATAACCCAACAGCATTACTTTCTGAACTGGATAGTATAAAGAAAAACTTTGGTGATACAATTAATGTGGATGATATGTTATCTAAAGCTGGTTTGGATGCTAGTAAGCTAGAAGGACTGAGTGTTGAATTTGGAGCAATAGCTAAGTTAGGAGCAGGAGATTTATCTGCTGTAAAAGGACTGATGGGAGGACTACCCTCAATTACATTACCAGGATCTGATCCAGCTAGCATTATTAGCGGCATATGCAAAGACGTTCCTAACATAGATTTAGACGCTGAAGGAAATACAGTAAAAAAAGGTACGGAAACTAAAGTAGCATCAAGCGATGCAGAGCCTATAGAAGAAGCAGAAGAGGCAAATGCAACAGAGCCTCAAGGCAAGGATCCAGCAGCATCAGATTATTTAGATTCTTCAGACACCATAATACTAAATCCAGATACAGAGGAAGCTCAAAAAATAGAACAAGAGTTTACTGATGACATACAAGCTATTAAACCTCTGCTAATAATAGTGTTAGATAGACAAGCAGAGTTTTATGAAAACAGACAAAAGGCAAGAGACCTTATTGGCGTATTCAGAACAAGCGACAAGAACAAAGAAAAGATAAGAGAGCTTAAAAAAAGAAATATTATAATTGTTAGAAGAAACAATAAAGATACGTTATACAACGAACTAAGAATGAAAAACTTTGAGTATGTTAGAGACGACAAATTGCACAAAGCTCAACTAATACTACAAAAGCCTCAGAAACCTAATATAACATGGGAAGAGATTCATGAGAGAACCTTATTCCAACGTTACACCACAACAATAAATTTAATATTAGAAATACCAAATTTAGAAATAAAAGGAGAACGACCAAAACCATATCCTTTTAAAACTCCATTAACATCGGAATGAGATAGAGATAAATAAAGACATGGCTACATTTACAGATTTCAATAACAGTTTTACAATCTTACCAGCTACAGGTGACTTAGCTGTCAAGAAGGACGTTGATTCTGTAAAACAATCTATAAAGAATTTAGTGCTAACAGACAAAGGTGAAAGACTTATGCAACCCACAATAGGATGTAAGTTAAGAACTCTTCTATTTGAAAACTTTACACCTCAAGCAAAGATAGTAGCTAAACAAACGATAACAGAAACAATTGAACAATTTGAACCAAGAGCACAGTTGCTGAATATAGAGATATCCAATTCTCCAGACAACCATGCAATGTATGTATCAATCATATTTAATTTAATAAATAATGAACAACAACAAGTATTAGATCTTGAAATAGAGAGAATAAGGTAATGGCAAATAGCAGTTTAACAGTAGCAAATATAGATTTTACAGACATTAAGAATGATCTTAGGTCATATTTAACATCTCAAGAAATATTTAAAGACTATAATTTTGATGGATCCAATATGAGTGTCATGTTGGACATACTTTCATATAACACATATATGCAAAATTTTTACCTCAATATGGTTGCCGCTGAGGGTTTCATTGATAGCGCACAATTAAGAGACAGCGTTGTATCACATGCCAAGACATTAAATTATCTACCTGGATCACAAACATCCTCTAAGGCTGTTATTGATTTTGAAATATTACCATCAGACACACCAGCAAATATCACTATACCTAAGTACACCTCTTTTACCACTCAAGTAGACTCTAACACTTATACGTTTACAACAGATGATAGAATTACTGTATCAGCAGATAACGATGGTAGATATATTGTAGATGATTTAGAATTATATGAAGGCGATGTTGTATATGAATACTTCACTGTCAACAGTTCTAATACAGGACAAAGATTTTTATTAACAAATAAAGAAATAGATATTGATAGTTTAGGATTAACAGTAATGGAGTCATCTTCAGATAACTCTAATGGCGTATATACTAAAACTGCAACAACAATTGGTATAGATGGAACATCTAATGTTTATTTTATTGTACCTGCAGAAAATGAAAAATATGAAATTCAATTTGGTGATGGTGTTATAGGAAGAAAACTTATTAACGGAAACGTTGTAGAAGCAGTATACAGAAAAACATCAGGCAGTTTACCCAATGGTGCCAAATCATTTACTATTGGTACAGCTGATATTCCATACGATACGACAACAATTACATTAGTGTCATCTGCAAAAGGTGGAGGCGCTGCTGAGAGTATGGATTCTATAAAAGTAAACGCACCCAGATCAATTACAATTCAAGATAGAACAGTAACAGTAGGCGACTATAAGACATTGCTATTACAGAATTTTAATGATATAGAAACATTAAATGTCTTTGGAGGCGAAGACGCAACACCACCTGAGTTTGGAAAAGTGATAGTTTCAGTTGATCTAAAAAATGCAGATGGCATTCCAGATAGTAGAAAGAAAGATATTGAAGACTTTTTAAGATTAAGATCTCCACTTTCTGTAGTACCAAAAGTTATTGATCCAGAATTTTTGTTTGTAGACGTATCTACTGATGTGAGATATGATCCAAACTTAACATCTAAATCTGACCTTGATATAAAAACATTGGTTATAGACAAAATAAATAGCTATGCTACAACCAATATTAATAAATTTGATAGTACATTAAGAAGCTCTCAGTTGGTAAGAAGCATCGATGATAGTGATAGCTCTATTTTAAACAATGATACAACCGTATTACTACAAAAAAATGTTAACCCAACTTTAGACGCTCTTGATAGCTTTGTTCTAAACTTCAGCAATAAAATAAGACAAGAAATTCCTAACGCTTCTAATTTATATGTAGATGGAACCGCTCCTATATCCTCTACACCATTTACATTCAACAAGCTAACAAGTTGCTCATTAAGAGACAATGGTCTAGGAGTGCTACAAATTATAAGACAAGATAACGGAGTGCTTACAATAGTAGAGCCTAAAATAGGTACAGTTGATTATGAAAATGGTATTGTAAATGTTAATAGTTTATTAGTATCATCTTACGAAGGCGCTGCAATTGTTGTAACAGCACATCCTGCAAACAGAACAGTTAAATCAAGCAAAAATATCATATTAAGATATAATCAATTACCTTTAGTTAATATTATTCAAGAGAGAGTATAATGCGTCAGATTGAGGACAAACTTTCTTTATTCGTAAAAGAACAGTTTCCAGCATTCTATAATGAAGAAGGAGAGATATTTCAAGTATTTCTCAAAGCGTATTATGAATACCTCGAACAACAAAACAAGACACTAGACTATGCTCGTAATTTATTAGAATACAGAGACATAGACAAAACTACTTCAGAGTTTTTAGAACACTTTAAATCAACGTTCTTATCACAATTACCTGGTCTAGTAAAAGCTGATGACAGACTTACCATTAAAAATATAATGGACTTCTACCGTGCTAAGGGAACACCAAGAGCAGTACAGCTATTGTTTAGGCTTTTGTTTGACGAATCAATAACAGTTGGATATCCAAGTGAAGACGTTCTAAAACCTTCTACCTCACAATTTAAGCTGCCTAGATATGTCGAAGTATATGCTAGTGATTTAGATAAACTGATAGCATTAGAAGGATTAGAAATTCAAGGTGCGACTTCTGGAGCAAAAGCATTTGTAGAAAGTATAGCAACTAAAATTTTAAACAGCGTTAAAGTACACATCGTATCTTTGTCAAACCTGAGAGGCAATTTCTTAAGAGGAGAAATCATTGCAAAGTCAGCTGACGGGTTAACAGATGACATGCCGATTGTAACTGGATCACTTTCGTCAATTGATGTTTTATTGGGAGGAAGTGATTACGTCATAGGGGACACCTTTGATATCATAGCTTCTTCAGGTAAACAAGGACAAGCAAGGGTTACAGCAACCTCCGATGCTACAGGGCTAGTGGATTTTGAACTAGCAAATGGTGGTTTTGGTTTTTCATTAGACAGCAACGTTACATTCACAGATATTAATGATCAAAACATAGTAGTAAATAATGTAATAAATGCTGCACAATCATATACCAATTCTGCGTTTGTTGACAATGCAGAGTTCTTAAGATTCGAAACAGTACAACAGGATGTAGAAAAAGTTTCTATTTTAGCAGCTACAAACTTTAATCAAAACTTAGCAGCATTTTTATTAGCATCAAATACAGACAACGCAACAGTTCAAGGAAAGGTTTCAGGCGGAGCTATTGTTGCTAATGGATATCTAATTAATACTAATACAGGATCCGGAACCAATGAGTTAACAATAGCAATGGTATCAGGTTCGTTTGGAAATCAAGTAACATCAACAATGACGCTAGCCTCAAGCTCACATACCTTTCAAATAAATGAGCCAGTAGATGAAGAATCATTTGCTACTCTTACAGTCAACACAGGCGATGATTTAACTGCAATCTTTAATGTAAATGATACAGTAGAAAGTGATAGCTCTGGTGCAAATGGTATTGTAGCATCTATAACAAACTCAACAGTAATGTTAGTAAACGGGGTATTTGGTGCCTTTACTTCTAATGATAATATTTTTGTTTCAGGTACACCAGGTACAACAGCCAATTTAACTGATATAAATGTAACCACTTCAGGCGCAAATGGAATAGTGTCTCTTGGAACTGATGCTACCACTATAGTCCTAAATGATACTGTAGGTGTTTTTAACAATGGACTAAAAATTAAAGGAAGAAGAACTAATGCAATATCTGTTCTTGGTACCGTATCTTCCACAGGTGCAGCAGACGTAGTATGGAATGAAGATGCATCAGTAACAGCATCAATAGATACAACAGCTAATGCTTCCGTAACAGCTACTGTAATTGGATCTAATACAACCAATATAGGTTTTAAAAATACAAGACATCAAAACGGAGCATCAGCAGTATTTCATAACAGTGCAGCTGCATATATTAAAGGACATGTATCAAACACGTATGCAAACGTCACTACTGTAGGAACTGGAATAGGAGCCGATTTTAAAATTGGTACATTAGAGAATGAAGATCCAATAACAATATATACAGACATCATTGGTGATAATAATGTATCCAACGTAGCTTATTTAGACTGTCTTATTGATGGTGGTAATAGCGGCATTGGATTCTTAGATTCTGTAACACCTGTAACAGGTCAAGGCGGATCTGGTTATTCAGTAGGCGAACAAATAATTTATAGCAATGGAGGACCTGGCGGAGGTGTTCCAACAACAAATGCCACAGCCACAATTAGTACAATTGGTGCTGGTGGCACAATAACAGGAATAACAGTATCTACTCAAGGGGCTGGCTTTTTTACTTCAGCAACGCCTACCTTTCCTGGCAATCCAGCAAACGAGACAGCAAGTATAGTATCTAATTTTGATTTTGGTTATGGGTTTCCTAAAGATCAAGACGGAGATTATACAACTATATTAGACAAAGTGTTTACTAGAATATCAGGGACCGTTGGTACAATATCTTCTATCACAGACATCAACCCTGGAAACAATTATAGCTTTGATCCGTTTGTTTCTATATACACACCCGGTATTGCAAAATACAACAGAAGAGACTTAGTATTAAATTTAACCAGTATGACTGAAGATTCAGGAAGCTATAGAGATTTCATAATAGGTGAAACTATAAACCAGACAGTAACATTCCAATCACAAGTATTAACTGCCAGTGGCGGATTTACTTTAACCTTTAGTAATGGAGCATCAAGTGCATCCGGTACTACTGCACAACTAGAAAAGCTGATAGGTACATCTATTATACATTTGAATGGGTCAGTAGCAACGTTAGGAGATATTACTGCTGCGGATAGTACTTCAGTTACCGTAACTAACTTAAGAGTTAGAACAGAAGATAGTTCAAACAACTTTAGCTTTGATACATCTGACACAACGCCATTTGAAATTAATGATGCAATCACGTTTGGAGATCCAGGTCAAGAAGACGCTAATATAGCATCGATAGCAGCGACTGTAACCGGCGTAGGAACGGTTTCATCATCAGCTGTAGCAAAAGGTCAGGTTTACAAATTCAACAACAATCAAGACGGCACAGGTGATGTAGGAATAAGAAGGTTATCATTTAGTGTTGGATTCAATGATGTTGGTACAATAGCAGGTGCTTCATCAGGTGCAGGTGGTACCATAGATTCATTATATGAAGATGAAGCAACAAAAGCAATAGGTGACAATGCAAATGTAATTGCAGATGCAAGAGCAGCTAACGGTATTGTTACTGGTGTTGAGGTTATAGATAGTGGATTTGGATATCAACATAGTGCAAACTTAACATTAAGATCAACTGACAATAGTAAAGATATTGTAGTGAGCGGTACAGCAAATGTTGCAACAACAGGTATAGGTCCTGGATATTGGGCATCTAAGGAATCATTTTTGAATACTAAATACATACATGACAATGACTTTTATCAATCTCACTCATATGTTATTGAATCAGGGTTGTCTTTAAATAAATATAGGGATATACTACTACAAACCACGCATATAGCTGGTACAAAATTATTTGGTAGAGTATTTAAGGAAAGCGTTGCTAATGTTGCAATATCTGTTTCTAACAATCAGATACAAAGACTAACTAGTAGCACTAGCGAAATATTAGAAACGAGAAACACGTAATGGGAAAATTAGTTACATCAAATTTTAATTCACACAATGCAAAGCAATTTGTAGAATCTCTTAACGAGACAGCTAACAGTCTGTATTATGTGTTCTTAGGAAAGCACACATCATTTAGTGATGACAACACTCCACCGACTCAAAACAACTCACCACAAGATGCATATTATCAACCTTACAGAGATATGATATATGGTAAGCAAGTTACGACTTCAGACATTAAACACATGATTGCAAACAATGCTTGGTCTAGTGGTACAGTATATGCACAGTACGATCACACAGATGGAGATCTAAAAAATAAAAAATTCTTTGTACACGTTGAAGAGGCTAATGGGGACTTTAGTGTGTTTAAATGTTTAGGTAATAATAAAGGTGCATTGTCAGTAGATAAACCCACAGCATCAGAAACACAGCCTGACGATGACATATACATTACAACTACAGATAGATATCAATGGAAGTTAATGTACGAGGTACCAATAGCAACATACAATAAATTTACAACCTCTAAAAAAATTCCAATTGTTCCACATGCAAATGTATCTGGCAATGCAGTATCAGGTGCAATTGATTTTGTTACCGTTAATACAGGTGGCAGCAGATAT